TTCAACAATGGACTAAAAGTAGCCACGCAAGATACAGGCACGTTTGCAAAAGAACTTTTGTACGTGGACAACGTGCAACGAGCATTCGGTTTGAATCTTGAAACCACCCGCACAGGATTTACAAGACTATATGCATCAATGGGGCCAACGGGATTTGATTCCGGCTCCATTGAAAAACTTTTTACTGGCATTAGTGCTGCTACTGCTGCGTTGCAATTGACACCTGACAAAGCTGAGCGTGTCATTTATGCCTTTGGGCAGATGGCAAGCAAGGGCCAGATTATGAGCGAAGAGCTTAAAGGACAGTTGGGAGACGTACTGCCTGGTGCTTTGGCAATTTTCTCCAAAGCGGCTGGAATGTCCGTCAAGGAATTCAGCAAGGCGATGGAGGATGGAGAGTTTGTTGGCAATCGTTTCAAAGAGGTTTTTGCAAAGGTAAGCGATGAGCTTATGAATCGCTTTGGGACTGGAGCGCAGGCCGCTGGAAGCTCGCTACAGGGCTTAATCAATACCGTGGGCGGCGACTTTCAACGAGTTCTAGAAAGTTTCTCTCCATTGGCAAATTCTGCCGCTCAAGCCATTCTCGGTCCGCTGGCAGGCTCCCTAAAACAACTAGCACTATCCGCGCAAATCGCCACAGGAGAGATTGAGCGTGTGTTTATGCAGCTCAATGCGTCCCAACAGGATTTACAAGATTTGCGCACATCCTCTGGCACTGACGGAATAATTACTGCGGATGAGGCTAGGCAGATTAAAGCAGCGGAACAGAACGTAGCAGCACTAACAGCTAAGTATAAGAGCTTACAGCAAGCCGCAAGTGATCCTGCCATTGCCAAACAAGCCCAAGACATTACAAAATTCACAGAGGAACTCGGCAAGGCTGGCACGTTTGTCATGAACGTAGCCAACACAATTGGGGGAATGCTGTCACCTGTCTTAAATTTCCTAGGTACTAATTTAACCACGGTAATTAGCCTAATTACTTCTTTTTACATTGGCTTCCAAGCTGCCCGATTGGCAGCCATGGCTCTCATGGGCGTGCTGTCGTTATATAGAACTTTGTCGGCAATTCTCGGATTCGGGCCGGCGGCACTCAGTGCCAATGTACTGGCCACGGCTTTTAACGCACTAGGTATTAATGCCTCGCGTGCGAACATTGCGCTGATCGGCACCAGGGCTGCGTTGACAGCCTTGGTCGCCGCCACTGTTGTTGGCGCAGTTGTCGGCGGCATCATGCTTATCGCGGGTGCGTTTGCAAGCATGAGGGACAGGGCCAAGGAGGCCAGTCAGTCTTCGCGAGATGCCGCAAAGGCGGCCATTGATGCCGCCCAAACGGGAGGAGTGGCGCAAGCTGCAATGTCCGTTCAAACGATCTTGGGAGAAAGTAGAAAATCCGCTGCCGCCCGAAAAGCGCTGGAAGGCATTATGGCAAGATCCACAAAGGCGCAGAGGGATGGTATAGAGACTATGTCTTTGACGATGGAAGAATCCGTTGCCTTGAAGGGCAGCCCTTTAACGGAAAAAATTGTTAAACCGGCCATTGGCGGCAAACCACAAATACGGGTGCCGCCCAAGGGGGATGCTGCTGCAATAATTAGACAGTTTGGAAGTGTTGCAGGGCAGGAAGATTTAAGCCTTAGAGAGGCGAAGTCTGCGTTGGCAACCGCTCAAAGGGTGGCACGAGAGACTGGACAAAATATACCCGACCCGACTGCCACCACTGCTGACACTCAAGCAGAGGAAGACAAAAAGAAAACAAGCCTTGAAAGGTATTACAGCCTCCGGGATCAACTAACCAAAGACGCAACTGAATTTGCTGCCGCACAAGCGGAGGAGGAGTCACGTCACAGAATATCTTTACTTGAGCTTTACTATGACACTCAAGAAGCACGCGCTAATGCCTATCAGAAAGACGCTTTGAAGTTTGAGCGTGAGATGGTCATGATTGAGGAAAGACGTCAAGAGTCACGTCTTAAAGCGCAGTTGGAAGTGCAAAAAGCGCAGGGTAGTGTTGCCGGCGGAGCAATGAGTGGCGGAGCTGGGGGCACTGGTGCAATATTTGGTGCCACTGGTAGAACTTTTAACGCGCCGGGCTGGGTGCATGGACACTTTCAGAATCAAGACCGGGAGGCATTGGTCAAGGATACGGTTGAAGTAGTAATGGAACTGCTAAGTAAGGGTGTCAGTCCTGAACTGGGGAGTGGTGCTCGTTTTACTGCTGGCATGAATGCCAAGCAAGTGGAAGCCCTTGTGAGAAAAGGCATTGGATCTCATAAGCAATACGCGAGCGGAGTAGGAGCAATAGATGTTTTCATGCCCAAGGGCACTCAAGTGCCAGTACCTGTATCTGGCATTAAAGACCTGGGAGGTGCCGCTGGAGTGACTGGGTCATTGCCTCGCGGATCGCAGCTTATGCACTTAGATCCTGCGTCCACAGCAAACGTTGCGGGCGGGGGAATAGCTCCCGGCAAGGTAACCCCTAGCGTAAAAAGAAATGAAATGGCAACTCAGAATACGTTGCAAGCTTCTATCGCTCAGACGACAGAGAATCGAATGGCCGACGAAAGAGCGGTCAAAGAGCAAATCGCAACACTTGAAAAATATCGCGCTGTTGCATTCCCGACGATAGAACAGGACACTCAAAACAAGCTTCTCGCTAAGCGTAACGAGCTTTTCAGGAGTGGGTTAACGTCCGATCAAGTTGATCAAGAGATCAAGCTTTACGAAAATCAGCAGCGAGGCGCTGCGGCGCTGGCATCAGTGCAAAGATTGTACGACAATGGCTATCTCAAGCTAGATGCATACACAAAGTTAATGGAAATATTCAATCAAGACATTGCCAGTCAAAACGATTTGTTGCAGCAAAACGCAGCTTACCTTCGACAGTCACAATTTGATCAAGCCATAAAAGGCGTCCGCAATCAGATTGATATGGCGAGAGCTTTGACGCCAGAGCAGGAAATGCGCACGCAAATTGCGCAAGAAGGCTTCACCGGAGCGGAGGCAGAATCTATCTTCCAAGAGCGAAAAACTCTGCAAGGTGCGGAAAAACTCAAAGCAGACATGCAGGGAATCGCGGGCGCCATAGGAGACTCCTTTGGTAACGCATTCAAAGGCGTTATCACTGGCAGTATGACGGCGCAGGAAGCACTAGCAGGCTTCTTCCAAAGTGTTGCAGACCACTTTGCCGACATGGTGGCACAGATGATTGCCGAGTATTTGAAAATGGCGCTCATCAAGGGGATGAAGGCCATCGTTGGGGGTTTTGCTGGCGGCGCTGCTACTACCAGCGCTGGCAGTCTTGAAGGCGCAACAGGCGACTTCTTTTTACCGATGCCTGGCGACATATTGCCCGCCGCAAATGGAGCGGTATGGAAGGGTGGCTTCCAAGCATTCGCCGACGGAGGCATTGTCACAGGCCCCACGTTGGGCCTTGTGGGCGAAGGTCGCTATAACGAGGCCATCATTCCCCTTCCAGACGGCAAGAGCGTCCCCGTGGACCTTGGAGGCATGGCTGGCGGAATGGGAGGAGAAGTAACAAGTAATATTGTTGTTAACATTAACAATGGGCAGATGCAAGGCAATGGCAACAGCAATGGTTCTGAACTGGGGCGTAAAATTGAAGGAGCCGTTAAGCAAGTGCTGGTCAGCGAACTACGTCCTGGCGGCATCCTTTCCAGTGGCAGGCGTTAACCCATGACACAGCCAACATTTGCCATTCCTTGCCTATACGGACTCACGGCTCGTAAAGGCACTCGCACCAAAAAAGTACAATTTGGCGATGGCTATGAGCAAGTAAGTCCCGATGGCATCAATAACGAAATGCGTAGTTACACAGTGGAAACTGCGCCAATCGCTGATTCCATTGCCATTGCTCTTGATTCTCAACTAACTGCGTTACAAGGTGATTTCTTTTATTCACAATTCTTTATGGATGACCAAAAGTATAAATACCGCTTGGAGCCTCAAGAATGGGAATGGCGAGTTATTGGCCCCGATCATAATGTGTTGAGCTTTTCAGTGAAGCGAATTTACGACCCCCGCGCATAATTATCATGAGTTTAGAAATTGATGTACAACAGGGATGGCATGATGCCGTTGTTGAATTATTCGACATAGACCTTTCGCCTATCACCAATGATAATAATGATATTTACTACTTCTCTAATCAGTTAAAACCTGACGATACAAAAATTCAATGGAAGGGGAATATTTATGAGCCATTGCCTATTATTGCTACGGGCTATGAAAAGAGCACGTCAGGGCAAATTGAACAACCTTCATTGACAGTAGCTAATGTGCTTGGCACTTTTAGCGAACTGATTAAAGACTATGAGGACATGGTGGGTGCTAAGGTGACGCGCCGTCGCACTCTTGGCAAATATCTAGACGGTGAATCTAATGCAGATCCGTTGCAAGAATTTCCCATTGATATTTATTACATTGAAAGAAAGTCTCAAGAGAATGCCCTAACCATCACTTGGGAACTCGCAAGCATCTTGGACCTAGAAGGCTTGAAACTTCCTCGTCGCATTATCACGCAAAACCTTTGTCTATGGCGTTACAGGAGCAGCGAATGTGGTTATACGGGCGCTCCGTTATTCACAGATAGAGATGCAGTATTAAGCACAGTAGGACTATCGTCATTGGCTGTCACTCTTGTCAATACTTATTCCGTAAAAGAACGGCGTTATGCTGAATTAGAAATTACAAAACAAATCCGCAATAAGGCGCTTGAAAACAAAGATCAAGCTTGCACTTCTTTTGTATTGGCTGGGATTACTTTTGACCCAGCCGCTGGCACTTATGTGGAAGGCAATAGGGCATTTCGCAATGGCACTCAAGTCTCGCTATCGCGGTCAGTACGAGCGGGGCGGCAAAGATCTATCGTCGTTGGACGAAGGAGGTATGAGCTTGAGGATTGGGAGGAAAGCATTGCAGCGTGTACGACTGCTACTACCGCCTATGACAATGCCCAGGCGGCATTAGTAGCGGCTCAAGCAGCATATGACACAGCAGTCAGTAATTATGACGCAGCATTTGCCGCACTGCCAGACGACGACCCTATATGGCAACTAGACATTTGTGGCAAGCGCACTTCTAGCTGTAAGCTTCGCTTTGCTCGCCAGGCATTACCATTCGGGGGATTCCCAGGCGCGTCCCTACAAAAATAATGGCATCTTCTAGTTTGTTCTTTCCTTTTGCCGCATTAAAGCCAGCAATGCGCGAACATGCAATGTCGTTGCCAGATCAGGAAGCGTGTGGATTGATTGCCGCCGATAAATACTGGCCTTGTAAAAATACTCACCCATCGCCCTCTCAGTTCTTTGCCATTGCAGCAAAAGACTATGCTCGTATTGAAAAGAAAGGCGCCATTCAGGGAA